TTGGGAATACAATTTAGCTCTTTTTTTGCCTGACCAAATCCGCACCACATAGGTAATGTTTGACCTCTTAAAGTCATGTACATTTGTAGGATGATTGGATTTGCACCAGTATAGGAATTACCAGTAAGGAAATTATGCTGACCCTTAGACTCTGTATTTGTCCAAGGCTTAGACCAGCAAGCATCAAGCTTATCTGAATCTAATAATTCCATAAAATCAGCTAAAATCTGGTCTTCGACCTTAACTGATGGTTTTTTAAATGTTTTTGTTGGCATTGTTTTAGTTAATTTAAAAATTAGTTAGTGAACAATTGGTTTAGTGAAGTTTGAAAACTTCATAGAGGTATTTAAACCTCTAGGAAATCAGCTAAACTTTGCTTGGATATATGGAAAGCGGAGGGATAAATCTTTTCAAGTTTTTTATAAAGATCTATTAATGAATGTTGATCAGCAGTTCCAAGTTTATCCATTTTGTTTTTGACTACATGATTTAAAGAAATAAAAAGTAAATCTCTTTCTTCTTTAGTTAAGTAGTCTTGTGTTGTTTCCATGTGTTGTTAATTGAATTAGTAAGTGACAATGGGTTAATTGCTTAACCTGTAATATATGTAGCATTAAGTACTACAAGTGTCAAGTAATATATTTCAAATATTGCAATTTACTTAAAAATTTCTTATATTTTATTTAATTTTACTAATAAAATTTTATGTCACTAACAGCAGTTAGACCAAAAACTAAAGTTGTTGGTGTCTGTGATACTGGCCATCGAGTGGGGGAAGACCACCCAAATCATAATCCTCAAATAACTCAGGTGGTAGTTGATGCATTACGAGATCTAAACGAAGAAGGTATTGGCTACGGCTGTTTATCTATTATGTTTGGTATTTCTCGTGGATATATAGCTCAAATTTGCCGTTATGAAAAACGAATCTCCTATGCAAGTCGCTACAAAACAGTTCAAGTTAGGTAGGCCAAAAATTAATTTGAAGGCTTCGCCTTATAAAGAAACCATTGAAGAAGTTTTGTTTTGGATTTCATCAGGACAAACTTTAAGAGCTTACTGTAGACAGAAAAATAAACCTTGTTATGCCACCATCTATTCTTGGATGAATATTGAAAATGATGAAAATAGTATTGAGTTTTCTAAACGCTTCGCGTACGCGCGCGAGAGAGGGGCAGAGGTCATAGGTGAGGGTCTTATTGAATTAATGAATGAAACACCAAGAATGATAGAGGGAGATTACCCTAGAATTGACCCTTCTTGGGTGGCATTACAAAAGGCCAAAGCGGACGTTACGCTCAGGCTTCTCAGCAAATGGAGCAGCCGTTACAGCGATAAAGTTATAGGGATTGATAAAGCAGATATCAACGTACAAGTAATTACTGGAGTTCCTCAGTAGGAACATAATCGGCAATAATATGCCATCTTTCAGAATCCCCTAAATTATCTGCGGTATGAGGTTGTTTATGGTTAAAAAGCCAAGCTTCCCCTGCGTTAAATACTTGTCTTTGATCTCCTGATGTTTGATAGCAATGAGGATTAGTTTTAAGGCAAATATGAAACCTTGAATAATAGTCCGCATATGTTCCCTGATCTATATGTCTTGTAACGTGTCCGCAAGGCTTGAGGTTAACAATCATTACCCTTCCCATCTCTTTAACTTCTAGCTTGTCTAATATTGGTTTCATCAATGGAACTAGGGCAGGGGCTAGGTAATCCATGCAGGGATAATCATATGCTCCTGTGTCCCACATAAGGTAATAAGCGGACATCTTTAATGCACCTCGGACATGAATAGTCTCGGTGTCTTTGTGTGGACTCCCTGTAAACTTCTGTCTTGTTTCGATCTCCTTCCATAACTCAGGCTTGGCATCCAACAATTGGAGTAATGGTTCAACGTCTAGCCCTTCGGCTATGCGTTTGAAATTAGATGATTTTGTAAGGGTCATAATCCGTCTTCTGTGTGGCTGCTTTACGTCTTTTTATGTATATATCTTCGGGTTGTTTTTTTGCGACTGGAAGAGCAAATGTGAGGGCTAGTGCATCAGCTAAATCTGGAGACCCTGCACCCTGTAATCTCTTCTTAATCTGATCCTTAGACTCAAGCACTCTTCTGCCTATATTGTCATACCAATAGATGGGAGTAGCTAGTTCCTGTTTAAGGGCTATGTCGTTAGGTATTGCTCCTCCTTCCTCTATCCATTGTTTCATAAGCCACCACATCTCGGATCTACGGTTGATGTATTGATCAGGTTTAGTGGCCTTACCACCAAATGGAATTTCGATTACGTCATACGATAATTGTCTTAATCTGTCGATAACTCCACTCCCTGCCCCTGCGTCACAAAACACAGCATCGGGGTTATGTTCTTCGATAAGGTTGGCAACTCTTGTTGCTAGTTCCATATTGTCAATACCTCGGTAGACTACAGGCTTAAATGCTTGTCTACCTTGCCTACGGAATACTACAGAACGATCATCCCCAAACCTTGCAGGGTCAATGCCTAGGATTACAGGTGACAACTTTACATGGTCAGCTTGATATACACGTTTAGCTGCATCCTCGGTATCTGCTAGGGCTATAAGTTGATCATCACCTTGTGCTGAGAAGTCGCATAAATACTCACGAGCAAAGGAAGTCTCACTCATATCACGCTTGAGACGAGTTACCTCGTTAGGATGTAGCGAATCTGTGTCATAAACGGTATATCTAGCAGCAGTCCAATCTTCTTCCTCTATAGCTTTGTAGTACAACTCAGAGAATAAGTTGATGCCACTAGGTGTACCGATAAATATTGACCACCCAAGACGGTCAGAGAGTGCAGGTTGAACAATGTCTGTCCATAACTCGTTCTTTAACTGGGCTACTTCGTCCATGACTATGCCATCTAGACGTAGACCACGCATAGCATCGGGATTATCACCACCAAATAGCCTGATTATTGCCCCATTATGTTTAAATTTTATGGATAATTCCCCTTCATTTATTTCTATCGCTGATCTTTGTCTTAATGGCTCTATTTTTTGTTTTAACCTAGCCCATGCAATGGCTTTTGCCTGACGTAGAAAAGGAGCAACGTAGACGAACATAGATAATTCTTTGTCTGTCTTCATGGCTTTGTCTATTAGCTCCATGATGGCAAGTTCAGTTTTCCCAGAACGTCTATGTAATGCGTAAACACTAAACCTTTTTTTGTTTATATGACATTGACGCTGCCATTCACGAGCCGTATAATCCAGACTTACTTGCATTAATTAAAATAAGTTTCAATAATAGATATATACATTATATCCCTTATGACTAGTGTGACCGTAACTGCTGATAGTACAGCTAGTGTAAACGAAAGTAGAGTACCTAAAACAGAAATTAGACTCTGCACGTTAGATGAATTCAAGGTCAAGGCAGACCCATTATTTCAAGAACACTACGAGGAGATAGCACTTCGTAAGGATTTAATGGAATTAAAGCCAAATTGGCCTATGTATGATGCACTTGATCAATCAGGTTCGTTGTTTATTTATCTAGCAATGCAAGGCGATGTATGTATTGGTTATTCTATGAATTTAGTAACTAATCATTTGCATTATGCAGATCTTAAGTACACCCAAAATGACGTTTTGTTTATCAAAAAAGAATTTAGGGGCGGTAGAATTGGATTACGTCTAATGAAAGTTACTGAAAACCACGCAAAATCTCTTGGATGCAAAGTCATGCTATGGCACGCTAAAGAACGCACCACTTTAGCTGCATTATTACCAAGAATGAAATATGGTGTACAGGACATTATCTTTACTAAGGAGTTATAGCATGGCATGGGTTGCACTAGGATCAGCGTTTCTTGGTTATCAGGTATATCAAGGAGAACGTCAACACCGACAACAGAAGAAACAATTAAAAATGCAAGAACAAGCTAATGCTGATGCGAAGCAGAGAGCAAAAGAAGCTGCTGATCGTGCAGATATTGAAATGAATAAAGCTAATAGAAAAAGAGCAGACGTTAGTGCCATTACAAAAAAAGAAGAACAGGCAGCATTAACAGGACCTGCTGGAACATTACTTACTGGAGTACAAGGTGTAGACACAAAAGATTTAAACTTAGGTGGCAACACTTTATTAGGTGGTTAAATAATGAAAACAAAACGTGCAGATTTGTTAACTAGATGGGGTCATCTTAGATCTGAAAGAGCTACATGGTGGTCACATTGGCAAGAAGTGACAACATACTTGTTACCAAGAAATGGACGTTATTTTGAACAGGATAGAAACAAAGGTCATAGAAGGCATAATAGTATTTATGACAATACAGGTACAAGAGCGTTAAGAACACTAGGTGCTGGCATGATGGCAGGTGCGACATCCCCTGCAAGACCTTGGTTTAGGCTAGGTACGGCTGATCCTGATCTTAATAGATATGCACCTGTTAAGTTATGGCTTAATGACGTAACAGAACGTATGCAATTGGTGTTTCAAAAGTCCAATACATACCGTACATTGCATGGAGTATACGAAGAATTGGGAGCATTTGGTACAGCAGGTTCTATTGTTCTTGCTGATCCTAAAACAGCTATACATCACTACCCTGTAACAATTGGAGAATATGCAATAGCTACAGATTATCAGGGCAGAGTTAATACTTTGTATAGAGAATTTCAAAAAACCGTAGGAGAAACAGTTAGAGAGTTTGGATATAAAAAATGTTCAACGTCCGTTAAGAATTTGTTTGACAGAGGTTCATTAGATCAATGGATTACCATTATTCATGCGATAGAACCAAGAGATGATAGGGAACGTGATTTTAAAAAGAAGGACAATATAAACATGGCATACAAGTCTTGTTACTTTGAGCAGGGTGGAGATGGCGAAGATGTGCTTAGAGAAAGTGGATATAGAGAATTCCCTGCTGTTGTTCCTAGATGGGGTGTAGCAGGTGGCGATATTTATGGTAATTCACCGGGAATGGAAGCATTAGGTGATATAAAACAGTTACAACATGAGCAATTGCGTAAAGCACAAGGCATTGATTATCAAACTAAGCCACCATTGCAAGTGCCTAGCTACATGAAAAATAGAGATGTAGATAGTTTGCCGGGTGGAGTTACGTTTATTGAGGGGCAACAAGGTAAAATTGAGACAGCATTTAACGTAAATCTTAATTTAAATCATTTGTTAGCAGATATACAGGACGTAAGGCAAAGAATAAATGGTAGTTTTTATGCTGATTTGTTTTTAATGTTGGCAAATGCTACCGATACAAGGATGACAGCAACGGAAGTAGCAGAACGTCATGAAGAAAAACTGCTTATGTTAGGTCCTGTATTGGAAAGATTGCATAATGAATTGCTTGATCCGTTGATTGATAATACGTTTAACAGAATGATTGAAGCTGATTTAATACCACCTGCACCAGAAGAATTGCAAGGAATGGAATTAAGCGTAGAATTTGTGTCTATGTTGGCACAAGCACAACGTGCAATTGGTACAAATAGTGTAGATAGGTATGTTAATAGCATGGGTATGGTTGCACAAATGAAACCAGATGTATTAGATAAGTTTGATTCTGATGCATGGGCAGATGGATATGCAGATATGTTAGGTGTAGATCCTAAATTAATAGTAGGAGGTGAAAGAGTAGCAAGAATACGTCAGGAAAGAGCAGCAGCACAACAAGCAATGGCACAACAAGAACAAGCAAATCAAGCTGTAGAAAATGCGACTAAACTAAATAATAGTAAAACTGGTCAGCCATCTCTTATGGATGTTATGAATCAGTTTAGTGGCTACAATTCACCATCACCATTGGAGGTATAAAATGGCAGATCCAAATTTTACAAAAATGTCACCTGATTTTAAAAAAAGGTATAGAAAAATGATAGAAGAACACAACAGACGAGAAGAAGAAAAAAAGAAAAAGAAATCTAAATTAGAAAAATTTGCAGATAGATTGTATGGAGGTAAATAATGGATTATGACAGTTATTTAATGAAATTTTATGGTATCAATACACAAGATACTAAATACAAAAGAATGACACCTAGAGCAAAAAGATTATTAAGAGATAGTTATGCAATGGATACAGAAAAAGAAAATGATGACAAACAATTAGCAACTTTGTATCCTTCTAATAAACAATCAAATTAATGACAAAAAACGTTGGCCTTTGGGCAAACATCCACGCAAAACGTAAAAGAATTAAAGAAGGTTCTGGTGAAAAAATGCGTAAAAAAGGAGCAAAAGGAGCACCGACAGATAAAGCAATTAG